AAGAAGCTTGCTTATAGTCTCACTCTTGGGACTGGTCGTGTTTACCTATATGACCACTTTGGTTCGACCGACATCGACAATATCATCTCTCGCATCCGCTATCTTGCTGTTAGCTGCGGTTGCGGGATGGTCGTTCTGGACCACATCTCTATTGTCATCTCTGGAGAGGAAGACGGTGACGAGCGTCGAATGCTCGACAACCTGATGACCAAACTCAAGACAGTAGCGATGGAGACAAGGATCGTTCTCCACATCGTGTCCCACCTCAAGCGTCCCTCTGGTGATAAGGGACATGAGGAAGGCGCTCAGACTTCCCTCGCTCAGCTTCGTGGGTCTCATGCCATCGCTCAGCTTGCGGACCTTGTCGTTGGCGTGGAGCGTAACCAACAGGACGAGCGGTTCAAGAACGTGAACGTCCTTCGTGTCTTGAAGAACCGCTACACTGGTGAGACTGGTCTCGCTGGATGGTTGATCTACGATCAGGAGAGTGGCCGCTTGACTGAGGCGCTCGATGATCCGTTTACAAAGGAGGTCCCACATGCGGGACAAGGAGACACCGATAGTCCATTCTAAGAGAGACACTCCTGTCCTCATAGATGGCAGTGGTGGGTGCAAGTTCACCCGCTGCTACTACAATGGGCATCCTTCGATCATGCTTGAACACGCTGATCTTGGACGCCCTCTTCTCATCACAGGCCCTGTTCTCGCTGGCATCAATGGATGGCTGGCGAGGCTGGTGCAGGAACAAAAGAACATCACTCTTCAATAAGGATATAAGAATGCAGGGTCCCACCCTCCCCATCTCTATCGAAATCGACACCATGAAGTATCGTCAGGAAGGCGAGACCCACCGTGACAAGTGTACTCGTATCGCTGACGGTATGAAGGACAGTGACGAGCACTTCCGTGCCATGCGCGACATTCTTCTCGACCAGCGGTTCCTCCCTGCTGGTCGCGTACAGGCTGCGGTAGGTGCCGCACGACAAGTCACCCCGTTTAACTGCTTCGTGTCTCCGACGATCCCCGACAGTATGTCTGGTATCATGGACGTAGCTAAGTTTGCTGCTGAGACGATGAGACTTGGAGGAGGTATCGGCTATGACTTCTCGACCATCAGACCCCGTGGAGACCTTATCGCAAAGACTGGCTCTCCTGCGTCAGGTCCCGTGTCATTCATGCGGATATTCGACGCCGTCTGTGGAACTGTTGCATCAGCGGGACACCGCCGTGGCGCTCAGATGGGAGTGCTGCGGGTGGACCATCCTGACATTGAGGAGTTCATCAGAGCGAAGCAGAATACAAATCATCTCACCAACTTCAACGTCTCCATCGGTATCACCGACAAGTTCATGGAAGCTGTTGAGAAGAACGAGGGCTTCGACCTGGTGTGGAACGGAAAGAAGTACCGGACGATCAACGCTCGCAACCTCTGGAACGAGATCATGCGCTCCACTTGGGACTGGGCAGAGCCGGGAGTTCTGTTCATTGATCGCATCAACGAGATGAATAACCTGTGGTACTGCGAAGACATCGCAGCTACGAACCCTTGCGCTGAACAACCGCTCCCGCCTAATGGTGCTTGCTTGCTTGGGAGTTTCAATCTGGTGAAGTACATCAAGGTTGCTGAACACACCTCGCTCAGTGAACCAGTGTACTACTTCGACTTTGAACAGTTCGACAAGGACATCCCCGTTGTGGTCCGTGCAATGGACAACATCGTGGACCGTGCGCTGTATCCTCTGACCGAACAGTATGAGGAAGCTAAGGCGAAGCGAAGGATGGGCCTTGGGTTCACCGGAGTTGCCAACGCACTGGAAGTTCTCGGCTACCAGTATGGTTCACCGGAGTTCATCAAGTACTTGTCTGAACTGACCCGCGTCTTCACCAACGAGGTCTACATGGCTTCCGCTATGTTGTCGAAGGAGAAGGGTCCGTTCCCTCTGTTCGACAAGAACCTATACCTCGCTGGTTCCTTCATCGAGAAACTTGATCAGGATGTGCAAGATGCAATCGAAGAACATGGTATCCGCAATAGCCACCTCACCTCCATCGCTCCAACTGGAACTATTTCCCTCGCTGCCGACAATGTATCCTCCGGTATCGAGCCAGTGTTCAGCTACGGGTTCGACCGAACAATCCAGACATACGAAGGACCCCGCGTTGAACGAGTTGATGACTATGGGGTGCGCGTATTCGGTGTTCGTGGTCGAACCGCCGATCAGTGCAGCGTAACCGAACACGTGGACACACTCATTGCTGTGTCTGAGTGGATCGACAGCGCAGTCAGCAAGACTTGTAATGTCGGAGACAACGTAACCTTCGATGAGTTCAAGGACGTTTACATGAGGGCCTGGAAGGGTGGCTGCAAAGGAGCAACCACGTTCCGTGCTGCTGGTAAGCGTATGGGTATCCTCAACGCTGCACCTCAGGAAGGTGAGGGTGCCGCTTGTTACATTGACAAGGAGACAGGGAAGAAGACATGCGAATAGAAGTAGTCTCTATCCACGACACTGCTGATGGTGGCTGTCGTGTCCTTTTCGAGATGGACGATGACACCATGTACCAGTTCATGCGGATTGGTTTGATGTCAGTACTCCGCACCGCTGCTGAACAGGCTATCGCTGAACACGATAAGGAGGATGATGAGTAAGATCACCGTCGATCTAATTGACCACATGGGTGACGATCTGCGGGTGGCTAACGCTGCCCGCGTTTCGTTTGCGAAGGAGAGTGAGTACCAAGCGTATCCTTCTGAGGATAGAGGATGGGACTACAAGCTCTCCGACAAGGACACCAAGCTGATCCACTACCTCGCCAAGCATGGACACTGGTCGCCGTTCTCCCACTGCTTCCTCACGTTCCGCATCAAGGCACCTATCTTCGTCGCTCGTCAGCTTCAGAAGCATCAGGTGGGACTTGCGTGGAATGAGGTGAGTAGGCGGTACGTGGACACTGAGCCTGAGTTCTACATGCCTGATGTGTGGAGGAAGCGGGCTGAGAATGTCAAGCAGGGTAGCTTGGACGATGGCTTCCCAGTTCCGACTGAGAACATGCAGATGTTCTACAAGGGCATGGTGTCCCACTACAACCATCTACTTGCGAATGGCGTCTGCCCCGAACAGGCCCGCATGGTACTGCCTCAGTCCATGATGACTGAGTGGTACTGGTCCGGTTCTCTCTATGCGTTTGCCCGCGTGTGTAAGCTTCGGCTCGATCCTCACGCACAGAAGGAGACGCGAGAGGTGGCACAGTGGATTGCGGATTACAGCATCAAGCTGTTCCCTGTTAGCTGGCCCGCACTGATGAACAACGAATAACCAAGGGACCTTCGGGTCCCTTTTTCTTTCTCTAAGGGAGATCGTATTGACCACACTCGTATTCGACATTGAGACCAATGGTCTCCTCGATGAACTGGATCGCGTCCACTGTCTGGTTATCCGCTACATCGGACATGATGAGATCGAAGGCAACATCCTCTCTTGTGGACCTAACGACATTGAGAAGGGTGTACGTGAGTTGATGGAAGCTGATGTCCTCATCGGCCACAACATCCTCAAGTTCGACATCCCCGCTATCCAGAAGGTGTACCCTTGGTTCAAGCCCAAGGCCAAGCTGATGGACACCCTGATCCTTGCCCGTCTCATCTTCCCTGAGATTGCGAAGATGGACTACGGCTTGGCTGAGAAGGGTCAGCTACCTAAGAAGCTCATCGGACGCTACTCACTGGAAGCCTTCGGCTACCGCATCGGTGAGTACAAGGGTGACTACAAGGGAGGCTGGTCTGAGTGGTCGCAAGAGATGCAGGACTACTGCGAACAGGACATCGAGGTAACCTCCAAGCTGTACCACAAGCTGATGGAGCGGAAGGAGCAACATGGATACTCCGACTACTGCATCGAGCTTGAGCATCGTGTCGCTGAGATCATCTTCCGTCAGGAACAGAACGGCTTTGGCTTCGACATGCAGAAGGCAGGGCAGTTGCATCAGGAGCTTCTCGTCAAGCGTATCGAGCTTGAGAAGCAGTTGATGACAATGTTCCCGCCGTGGGAAGTGAAGACCCCCTTCGTCCCCAAGGTGAACAACAAGACACGCGGCTATGTGAAGGGCCAGCTTACCTACAAGGTCCAGACGGTGGAGTTCAATCCCTCTTCTAGGCACCACATCGCCAAGGTACTCAAGGAGAAGCATGGTTGGGAACCAAAGGAGTTCACTGACAGTGGCGAGGCTAAGGTAGACGATGACGTTCTTGCGTCCCTCGACTACCCTGAGGCCAAGCTACTGGCTGAGTACTTCCTGATCCAGAAGCGTCTCGGTCAGTTGGCTGAAGGCGGTGAAGGACTGATGAAGCGTGAGAAGAACGGACGCATCCACGGTGAGGTGATCACCAACGGTGCGGTGACCGGACGGATGACGCATCGCAAGCCCAACATGGCCCAGGTCCCTGCCAATCGTTCTCCTTACGGGGAGCGCTTCCGCGAGTTGTTTATCCCACGTGCGGGATGGACGCTTGTTGGCTGTGACGCTGACGCCTTGGAGCTTCGGTGCTTGGCCCACTACATGGCCGCGTATGACAACGGTGAATACACTGAAGTCGTGCTGAAGGGTAAGAAGGAAGAAGGAACTGACATGCACTCTGTGAATTGCAGAGCTATCGGTCTCGATCCTAAGACACACCGCGACATAGCCAAGACTTTTTTCTACGCCTTCATCTACGGGGCAGGAAATCACAAGATAGGAACCATCATCGGCACTGGTGATGACAAGACACTTGTGAAGATTGGTGAGCGTACCAGACGGAAGTTTCTTAAGAACCTTCCTGCGCTAGGCACTCTCACTGAGAAGGTGGCTACCAAAGTCAAGGCTACTGGTTCTCTCAAAGGTATCGATGGTCGCCGCTTGTCCTGCCGCTCTACACACTCAGCACTGAACACTCTTCTACAGAGTGCCGGAGCTGTTGCGATGAAGGTGGCACAGGTGGCGATGGATGAAGACCTTCAGGCTGCTGGGTACGTACCAGGCTTGGACTATGAGTTTGTCGCTACGGTACACGATGAAGTCCAAATTGAGTGCAGACCTGACATCGCTGAGGTGGTGGGTAAGACCGCTGCTGATGCAATCCACAAGGCTGGCGAGAAGCTTGGGTTCAAGTGTCCGCTGGCAGGTAACTATGAGATTGGAGAGAGTTGGGCCAAGACACACTAGATAACAAGCGTTGTCCGCGATGTGGGGTACACAAGCCGACAACTGAGTTCTACATTAGACGCCGATCTGACAGGCCACAGAACACCTACATCTCTTCTGAATGCAAGGCTTGTAACTATGCCCGAACTAGCCGTGATCGAATAGCAAACGCTAATAGGTCACGGGTTAGTTCTGCAAAGGGACGGGCAAAGAGGGCGGGGATACCGTTCGACATCGTTGCTACTGATCTAGCTTGGCCTACTCATTGTCCTGCTCTAGGGATCGAACTAGATTACAGCCTCGGAACTAAAGGTTCAGGTTCAAGAAGTAATAGTCCCTCGCTTGACCGAGTTATTCCATCCCTAGGTTATGTGAAGGGCAACGTAATCGTTGTCTCTCAACTCGCTAACGCAATCAAGACCAACGCCACAGTCGAACAGATTGAGCGAGTGGCGGCTTTCTATCGGCAATTCATCTCATAAAGAGGACTATCCCATGCTACAGAAACTAACTGAATGGTTGCGCCGACTGTGGCGTGACGATGTCCCTGACGCTGTCGAGCGTCTCTGGCTCGATGAGTATGCCCCATACGTTCGTGAGAAGTACGGCATCCCACAAGCGTTCATAGATGAGGAAAAGGAGGACAAGCATTGGAACACCTGACGCTGCTGATCGATGGTGACATCATCTGCTACGAAGCTGCATCCGCTGTCGAACAAGAGATCGACTGGGGTGAAGACCTGTGGACCCTTCACTCCAACCTCGATGAGGCCAAGGCTCTGGTCGAGACTAAACTACTGGGGTGGCAGGAGAGGTTCTCTGCTGATGCCGTCATTGCTTTCTCCGACAGCACCAACTTCCGCAAGACTGTCTACCCTGACTACAAAGGGAACCGTAAGTCCAAGCGGAAGCCTCTCGCCTACAAACCACTCAAGCAGTGGATGGAGGGCGTGTGGGAAAGCTACCAGCGTCCAGGTCTTGAGGGCGATGACATTCTCGGCATCCTTGCCACCCACCCCTCCGCTATCCGTGGGCAGAAGATCATCGTCTCCATCGACAAGGACATGAAGACCATCCCCGGCTACGTGTGGAACCCTGACAAGGACGATGAGCCAGTCTTCTACTCAACTGAGGAGGCTGACTACTGGCACCTCTACCAGACACTCACTGGTGACACCACTGACGGCTACCCCGGTCTCCCCGGATGTGGCCCCAAGGGTGCTGAGAAGGTACTGGAAGACCCCTCATGGAAAGCTGTTGTTGCTGCCTATGAGAAGAAGGGGCTGACTGAGGATGACGCTCTTGTTCAAGCTAGGTGCGCCCGCATCCTCAGGGCGACTGACTATGACTACAGGAAGAAGGAGGTGAAGCTTTGGTTACCGACAGATATGGCTTCGGCCACGTGAAGAACACGCCAGTAGGAGATCATTACATGGGGGACTACTACGACCCTAATCCTCTCGGCATTCCTACGAAGGAAGCTATGGATGCAGTCAACAATCCATCCCACTACAACTCAGGGAAGGTGGAGACAATCGAATACATTGAACAGGTGTGCGAGTTCTATCCCGGCAAGGAAGCCCCACTGGTAGGCAATGTACTCAAGTATGTGTCCCGTGCGCCACTCAAAGGGAAGAAGCTAGAGGACCTGAAGAAGGCCCGCTGGTATCTGGACCGTCTGGTGCGGTCTCTAGAGAAGTGATTATCCAATGGTGTCAGAAGGTTAGGGGTAAAACCCTAATCTTCTCCCCCATATAACAGGAACCAACAGTTATGTTTAAGGCTCCACCTATTCCCAAGGACCTCCTCGATTACCTCGATCAGGTCTACTCCCCCCGTCCTCCCCACACCACAGATGAAACCCATCCCTTCCACATTGCTGCACAAGTACACCGTGCTAGGGGAGCGATGGAGGTCATCTCGCACCTGAGGGCGCTTTACGAAGAACAACAGAACGAGGACCCCCTCAATGTGCATGAAAACCCCTAAGACACCCAAGGCCCCCGCGCCTCCCCCGCCTCCCGCCTCTGATGAGAAGCCCCAGACCCCGGTGATTGACGAGGGCTATGGTGAGGGTGATCAGCTTTCTGCCAAGCGGCGTGGGCGTAGTTCGCTGACCATCCCTGTCGGTGGTCTGAATATCCCGCGATAACAATAAGGAATAACTGATGAC